GGCCGAGCAGACGTGAAATAGTCCTTTTCCCACGCACAATTCTGCAACGTAGTATTAGTAGTCGCATCCACACCATCAGCCTTAGACAAACCAAGGGCAGTCACCAAATCTTGGTCACGATACCACTCGTTGAAGATAAGCGCGTATGCACGGAAAGGGAGTGCAGAAACAGACTGGCCACCACCAACGCCAGAAGGAACCCCAAGATAGTCGGCAAGGGAGCCATTAGCAAAGCCGCCACCCGGAACAGTAATCGTAGGATGAACCGAAGCATCCAAACCATCTGCGCCACCTGTAATAAACTTCTCCCAATTATCCCAAATCAACCGATTGGGCACAAACCAATGATGGATACGCACATTCACAGGATGCATCACAGGAGACAACAAAGCCGCCGCACGGACCAGCGCATTCGTGTTAATCCTCAGCGTATCACCGGGAAGAACCTCAGTAACACCAGCCGGAATTAGCTCTCCCATATCACAAGAGAACAATTTCGTATAACTAAGATTATGCTTAGAACGCTTCATAGCGAACGATCCTTCTTAAAAACAGCATTTCTAGCTTCAATATTCAACACGCGTTGATTATCCAACGAACTCAAGTACTCACTAAATTTCAGCGTCGTTTTACCCTCCATCTTAAGCTTCTCATAATCATTCCACAAAGGACGCATTTCCTCCGAACGAGCGACCTGCTCCTCAGCGGACGAATTTTCTTCAAGACCCAAGTATGCACGTAACCTCCTTCTCAAATACCGACCCAGCGGCATATTCCGCCGCCCATGGTTCAAACTATCCGGCACACCGTTCAGCCGATACGCCATAACATCCGACGCAACGTCCCACATCGCATCAGCACCGATACCGGGCTTAAGAGACATACGACAAAACTCAGGCGGACGACCAGACAACCGGGGATCATCCTTAGCAGTCATTTTCTTAACCGTATAGCCAGCAATATAAGCGGCGCTATCATGGGTAACCGTACCCACATCAACAAGACCTTTTCCCCAAGTACGAAGTATAACATCTTGGAAGGTCGGCGACAAACCGTACAAAAACACATGGTAATGCGGCCGCCAATTCTTATCACCGTATTCTCCCACACCATAAAATCTCACCTTAATGGGATCAATAGCTGCACGCAAACGCTTTAACCAATCCTGCAAATCTTTTTTCACCAACACACCCCGACCATGCATATCTTTCGGGAGATGTTCATCATCATACGTCAAAGTAACGAAACAAGCATCCTTATGACACAACCTTTCAAGCATCAGACGATGCGTCCACATACGACGCTTGTTATAACGGCAGGGCATGCACTGCCCACATGGGAAAGCGTGCCCTGCCGTCACAAATGGTTTACGACACAACATGGCTACATCCTGTAACCGATGCGGATCGGACCAACGCCACGACGACGACGCCGAGCGCTGAAGCCGCGACGGCGACCACGAGAGCGGCCACCGCGACGACGCACTTTACGACGCATACGCATATTCTCACCTCCTTTCTTACCTCAGCCTATCGCCCTTACCCGAATACGAAATCTGCCGATTATTGAACCAACGCCAAATCTCATCAGCAACGGAACCCTCACGAATCGTGTAAGACAAGTTATCCCTCAAAATCTGCTTGATCTTGCTATCAGTAAGATTAGTCCCAGCATCACGAAGCAAACGCGCAGCACCGATTGCATCGGCCCAATCTCCGTACTCATCTTCCCATTTTTGAGCCGGAGTCTCCGAACTTTTCGGGTTAATCTCCACACCAAAAGCAGACAAAGGGCCACGAGCATCAGACGCACCTCCGGGCATAGCAGGACCAATTTGCGCGTTGTTCTTGCGAATTTCAGATCTCAGCAGATCATTCTCCAAACCAGCTTTTTCGAGCGACAGTTTTTCCAACGCCGCCGTAATACCGCGCGACTCACGCCCGGACGCAGCCTCACGCGCACGATCAATGTTCTGTCCCATATCGGACAGCCAACCGAAGCTGTCACCTACGCCAACCGGGCTATAACTCATCGTATTTGCACCCAACGCATAAAGCGGATGAATACCCGCTTTCTTGGCATCCTCCACCTTCCACTGAATACCATTCTTCGCAAACTTCTTTTGCATCTCAATTTCCTTGTTCTTACCAAACAAAGAAAGACCAGTCTGAGCCAAACCACCAAGCAGAGAACCTAGCATTTCACATCACTCCAAATATTACGGCGCTTAGGCGAGGAAGCGCCTTTACCTCTCAAACGCAAAGCATGAATAACCTCACGGCGCTGCTTGCGCCGCACACAGACAACAACTTTTTTCGGAACGGCAAAACCAATCTTCTCAGGCAACGACATGCGCGACGCCGTCGGCTTTCGCGCAGGAACGAGCCGACGCGCCGTACGAACGAGCGCGCGAACGGGCCGCAGATCTGAAAGGGGATGAAAGGCGCGGCGATCCTCCAATTCACGAAGAACCGACCGCGCCAGCACTCGCTTAATAAGCGCACTACGAACAACAGAGGCCAAAGGCGGCTCCCTCCGGGTAGGGATAGGACTACGATCGCGCCTTTTCTTAGCCATCTGTCACCTAGCACAGTACTCATCAAGGCGAGTACTGTACAACCGCTAGCACGGCTCCGCCGTGCCCGCAAGCTGTCGCGCTAAAGCGCTCCGGCTCCGCTTGCGGAAGAGGCTCTCGAATAGAAAGATAAAAACGTCAAGCAGCAGAGCTAGCGATGGAATAAAGACATCCGCGCTTGACAACAACATAAGCATATGACATTTACGAGAAGCCTCACAGAGGCCACTAAACTTATCAAACCAAAGGAACCAACAATGAAACTCATCAAAATCGCAGTAGACGAGCGGGTGAAGCAACTCACCCGCAAGGCAAACACCGAAACAAACCCAATGATCGTGAAGATCATCGAAACCGAAATAGCCGAACTCAAAGCCGAGTTTGACGCATTGCCGAACACGAAAACGAAATAAAAAAGGGGGGCCGTGGCCCCCCTTTCCTTATTCCTCATCCGGCAGATCGTCCGCCGGCGGCCCCTTGGGCTTCGCCCTAGGGGCCTTTTTCTTGGCGTCCGCCTCAACCTTGTTTAGATCCTGGAGATCAGGCTCAGGGGCATCCTTCGGGATCTGCGGAGACTCCGAGGCCAGCACAATCGCCTCAAACTGAGTCATCGGCGAATAATCCTCATCCTCTGGAAAATCATTCATATCCTCCAGAGAATCGATATCTTCTTCACCACGCAGCATTTCCATGTGGCGCGCAAGCGCGCGCTGAACAAGGTCATTCACACTATCTTCACGCGAATACGCAGCAATCGACGCCGGCGGCGCAACAGGAATCGGATTGAGCAACTCACGCCCATCCTTCAAAATCACAGCACGACCCGTGCCGGGATCATCCGTCCACTCCGCATCAACCATCGCCTGCTCAACTTCCTCATTGAAGTTGTCATCAACGACCTCCGAATAAACCTTCGGGCGACCCTCACGATTATCCTCGAACCGAGGATCAATAACAATCTTATGCTTCATGACAACACCTCAGAAAATAAAGCTGGTGCCCTTCGAGGCAACCAGACGACGGGCCAAAACCTGATGACGAGCATGAACGTACAACACGTCCTGCGACGGCACCGCGAAAGTCCGCTCAGTAGGAACACACGTAACAAACGTCGAATTGAGCGACGGATTCGACGCAAAAATACGAGCCATATGCCAGAAATCCAACGTGGTAGTACGGAACTCACCCGACACATGACTTTCGGACCGACGATACTCGTCATACCGATCCTGCCAACCGAACACACCGTCAGGCGTAGAGTGAGCCATATAGACCTCTTTATTGGCAATAGGCTGCTGCCCAATATGCTCAAGCTCTTTCTGCCAATAATCCAACTTAGTACGCCTATTCCACAACCTAAACAAACCATTCCCATAAATCGTCTTAGGCTGAACACTCATCATCGTCATAATCAACCCATGTTCCTCAGCAAAATACTCGCACCGATTTGTGCGAACAGCAGCAATGCCGTGACCTTTAAGATCACCCACATCAACACTTGTACCCGTCTCCGCCGTAGCAACCACCTCGGAGAACTGGATAGTCTGGCGACCGCCTCCGAGGTACTCAGGACGATTAATACGAGCGTCACTAGAGAGAACGCCCAAAGAAGCCAAGTATTCTGAATAACGGGAACCATACCTAGCGCGAGCCTCCTGAAACCGTTGAA